TGGTATCGTATGAGCCAGTTGAAGACGTCGAACATTTTCACTGGCATGTCACAAAACAAATGTTTTTAGAAGCTGGAGTTCAACTCTATCTTATAAATAAACCTGTCACGCCTAATGGGTGACACAATTTAAACTCGCTTAATAGGAGAAAAATATGTTTAAAGACAATCCGTTCTTTACGAAAGACTTCGATCGTTTCTACGTTGGATTCGATGAAGTTGCAAAGAAACTAAACTCGGCCGCAAGTCAAGCGCAAGCAGTTGCCGCAAAATATCCTCCATACAATCTGAAGAAGATTGACGAAAATAAGTATACGATCGAACTCGCTGTTGCTGGCTTTGCCAAGCAAGATCTTGAGATCGAGATCGTAGACGACAAGCTAATCATCAAGGGCAATACCACATCTGGTGAACCTGCAGAGCAGGATTCGAAGGGTGAGTGGACATGGCCTCAGATGCTGCATCACGGACTTGCTATGCGTCCGTTCACACGAACATTTACTATTGCCGATAACGTAGAAATTCGCGGTGCATCTCTTCTCAATGGTATTCTGAAGATTGCTCTGGAAGCTATTATTCCAGAACACAAGAAGCCGAAGAAGGTAAAGATTGAAGACGAAGATACTGAGTATCCGTCACAAGCTGCCGAATTCTTGGCAGAAGGTAAAACTAAGTAAAAAAGAAGGGGACCGAAAGGTCCCCTTCAATTTATCCCCAGTTGGCGTATTGTTTTGTTTTCTTTAAACGATCGTCAAGGCCGTGTGTACCGCCATTCACTCTCTTCGAGATTTGAGTGATCACCGCATCGGTAACACCTTTGTCTGCAATTGCAAGCAATCCATTCTTACGGAAGAACCATAATGCAGACTCAAAAGCCAACTCACCAACCACAAGATCAGGATTCGTCAAGACGTCAGGACGTTTTACGTCAGCGGCAAAGGCTGTATAGTTGTCTTTCCCAGTCAGTTGGATCGGACCACGACCTCTCCACTTCCAACCATCTCCGGAGGCTTCTGAACCGTTCCCCATCCGATTAGCATACACTTTGTTTGCAATCTTTTCTGGCTTACGAGCATAACCTGCGGTCGAAGCGATCGTAGGAAAATACTTCTTAAAGGTTCCGTTGAGTCCCTTATCCGAGTAGTTCAGGTTCTCAGAGAATACCTTAAACCCGCCTGACTCGTGTGCACACTGACCGAAGAAGTGTGCTGCTTGATTGTTTGTCAGCTTGAAGTAATCTCTTGCTGCCTTATATGTGCCAGGTCCCCATTTACCGTCGGCAGTAATGCCGCATTTAGTTTGGAGAGCAGCTAATGGACCAAGACCTGCAGCTATTGGTTTGGCTTGCGTTACAGAGTCAGTGATCTGTGAGTTGACTGTCTTGATGGTAGGTGCACCAGCAGCCTTTGTCGTCGAAGGATCAAAGTCGGCAACAGTAGTGTATACCGTACCACCAGCTTTTGACTTCGTAGCGATCATACGTACTTTGCGATTGCCTCCACCCTTCTTAATCGAAGCGTGAACCCAACCTGAATTCTTATCGCCCTTTGTGTAGAACTCAAGAATCACTTGATCAAATTCAAGGTTATCACCGATCCAATCGGCAACAGTTTTGTTATCGACACCCTTTACTTCAAAGTCAATTGCCTGACCGTTGACGTGCTGAGATGTCTTCGAACCACCGACTGCCTTGTTGACAAGCGGAGCACGATACGAAGAGTTGACTGTGACTGGTCCAAACTTAGCACGAACTGGTTCGAGAATCTTTTCGCAGCAGTAACGCATGTTCTCAATGTGTTCTGGAGTTGGAGTGTTACTCAGTCCAAGTCTTTTTGCAGTAGGAGAAACAATCATTTCTGCCAAAGAAAAATGTTCAGTTAGTTTCATTTTTATCGCCTTTTACTATGTACTTTATTCGGGTTTTAGGGTATAACTAACAATGCGGCCAGACACTGGAGATCTCATGAATTTTTACACCAATGTTACTCGACATCGAAATCAAATTTTAGTACGTGGAATATCTGACGGCAAGCCCGTCAAATTTTCTGTGAAATACAAACCTTATTTATTCGTTCAAGCAAATGCACAAACCGAACATAAGAACCTGAAGGGTGAATATGTCGGCAAGATGCAGTTCGACTCCATGTCTGAAACACGAGAGTTTCTGCAAAGTTACGAAAACGTGGCAGGCATGAACATCTATGGCCTCTCTGATTGGCCTTACATGTATATTTATGACAATTATAAGGGTGAGATCAGGTATGATCCTGCCCTCATTTCAGTTTGTTCGATCGATATCGAGACCAGCATCGAAGGTGGTTTTCCTGACATCGAGGAAGCAGACAAAGAAATCACAGGTATTACCATCGGCCGCAATGGTAGGAAGACCACATTTGGATGCGGTGAATATAAGGAACATCAAGACAATGTACAATATTACAAATGCGCAGACGAATCTGCACTCCTACTCGCCTTTCTCGAAGTCTGGAACGGGTCACTCTACTCGCCTGACGTTGTCACAGGCTGGAACATCGAGTTCTTCGACATTCCGTATCTTGTCAACAGGATTCGAAGGGTTCTTGGATCTGATCACGCTGAACGTCTCTCTCCCTGGAAAATGCTCCGTGAATACAAAGTTAACAGCCGTGGACGAGAATGCATTTGTTACGCGCCTGTCGGTATCGCAGTCCTCGATTACATCCAGCTTTATCGGAAGTTTACGTACACAGAGCAGGAATCTTACCGACTTGACTACATCGCTCAAGTTGAGCTCGGCGAAGGAAAGATTGACTATCACGACGAAGGATACAGCGATCTCGACGACCTTCGGCTAAGGAACTTCCAACGTTACATCGAGTATAACATTCGAGACGTTGAAATCGTTGAGAGGCTCGAAGATAAGCTGAAGCTAATCGAGTTGGTCTATGCTTTGGCTTATGATGCCAAGGTTAACTATGAAGATACTATGACGACCGTGAAACAGTGGGACGTGATCACTCACAACTACCTACTCGATCGAAATATCGTAGTGCCTCTCAACGATAAGAATAAACCCGACCGAGCCTTCGTAGGCGGATATGTCAAAGATCCAAAGGTCGGTATGAGTAAATGGGTTGTGTCGTTCGATTTGAACTCCCTTTATCCCCACCTTATCATGCAGTACAACATCTCCCCCGAGACTCTTGTTACTCGCTTAAAAGATAAGGTGTCAATCGACGACCTACTTGTTGGTGGCGCTAGTCAGTTCGGTGGCTATCTTGATAAAACGAACTGCACTATCGCTGCCAACCTTTGTATCTATACAAAAGAAAAACGCGGTTTCTTGCCATCGATTATGGATCGTATGTATGACGATCGTACGAAATACAAGAAGCAGATGATCGAGTGTAAGAAGGAATATGAGAAGACGAAAGATCCTCGTCTTGTCAAGGAAATTGCACGACTCGATAACATGCAAATGGCCAAGAAGATTCAGTTGAACTCGGCTTATGGTGCTCTCGGTAACAAGTGGTTCCGTTGGTTTGACGTGAACAATGCCGAAGCCATCACCACCTCTGGCCAGCTCAGCATTCGTTGGATCGAGAAGAAGCTCAACGACTATCTCAACAAATTGTTGAAGACAGAAAACTTTGACTATGTGTTGGCTTCTGATACCGACTCGGTGTATGTGACGCTCGAATACCTCGTCAAGAATGTATTCGGTGATGATGTGCCTGAAACCAAGAAGGTGATTCAGTACATCGACAAGATCTGTAAGGAACGAATCGAACCATTCATCGATCGTTCTTATCAAGAGCTTGCCGAATATATGCATGCATATGCTCAGAAGATGCAAATGAAGCGAGAGAACATCGCAGACAAAGGCATCTGGAAAGCCAAGAAGATGTACATCCTCAATGTGTGGAACTCTGAAGGCGTTGAGTATGAGAAGCCAAAGTTGAAGATGACAGGCATCGAAGCAGTTCGATCCTCGACTCCGACTGCATGTCGTGATGCCATTAAGAAGTCTCTCGAGATTATCATGGCTGGATCTGAATCTGATCTTCAGAAATATGTGGCCAACTTCAAGTCAGAGTTTTCCTCTCTTGGATTTGACGACGTGGCCTTCACTCGTGGTGTCAAGGACATCGAGAAATATTGGGTAGGTGGTAGGTTCCAAAGCCAGACACCTATCCATGTTCGTGGTTCTGTGGTCTACAACGAAATGTTGAAGAAGAAGAAACTCACAAATAAATATCAATCTATTACCAGCGGTGAGAAGATTAAGTTCGCATACTTGAAAAACCCAAATCCGACACAAGACTATGTTATCTCGTGTCCGAATGGTCTACCAAAAGAATTGAAGATGGAAGCTT